AAAACATGTTTAGGAAAGAACTCGCGTACCAGACCAATAGACATTGAGTCAGAAGCAGAAGATAGGTCGATAGTACCAAACCTACCGTCTAATGACCCAAGCTGAGCAAGGCGCCTATTCTTATCTGGCTGTTCTCTAAGATCGATACCACAGATCGAAGATAATAAGTCAGTTAGAACGGACGCTATACCTTTTTGAAAAAGCATATTCAAAACGGGCTCAGTGCATATGGTACGGCTTATTTCCGTTGTCTTAGGTACAAAACTAAGGCGACTACCCTGAACAACATCAGCTTCCCTAAACTTCGATCTAGTAGACTCAACGCTAGACCAAAGCGGGTCACATGATATTGCCTGTACGTAAAGCTTGTACAGTCGAGGATCTGAGGCCGACATAGAAGAAGTGCCGATTTTCGAAAGAAAATCAGTACTGTAACTACCTATGTTAGCTCCATTGCCAAGACTAAGTCTGGATGAAATCTCAGCAAGTGTCAGACGACGGTAGTTACCCGAAGTCTGATCATCTTGATGAAATAGGCGATAGAGAAAATCCTTCGCCTCACCCAGAGCAATAGCCTCAATAGTGGAACACCTGGAAGGGTCCAATTTGTAGCTTTTACACTGTTCGTTAATTTTTAAGAACAGTGATAAAGCATTAGCGTCTGCATTGTCGGAAGGCATATCACTGAATTTCTTCAGTAAAGATGCCCGAAGACTCTGCATAGCTTTTTGCTTAGGCGACATATTTGGATACGGACTAATCGCCCGATTCCAACCAGACATCATCAAATCATGATCAAGGCAGAAAGGTAGAGATCCAGCGTAATCACGCATGTAAGTCTCCAATCCAAGGCAAATCTAGATGCTGGAAGCTGCAGGAGCAGCGGCTTAGACAACACCAGAAACGGTGGTGTCTCCGACGCCAGCAGACTGCTGACTCAAAGCACCGAAATGAGCCGACAACGCAGCTCGAACGTTTGCAGCATCGGCAGTATCCGATCCAGCAGGCAGATCAATAATTGTAGTGATCTGCATGTTTTGGAAGGGCTGCCCTGCAAGCGGAAGAACACCCTTACGGGTGATCAACTTAAACGAGTTGCGCGGGACGTCCTTTATCAAACCCGTAACAGGATTCGGTTTTCCTAGAAAACGGAAGACCTTAGGCCTGAAAAAAGTAATGGTAAAGGGTGAAGACATACTGTGCGTTGTAACGCCGGTCTGCGTTCCACCAAGCGCAGTAACAGCAACCTGCTTACCCGTAATATCGGGTGCAGAATCCGTTACGTGCGTATAGGTAGGAGACGTTAACCCCGTCTGCGCGAGCCCCGTTATCGGGGACGTAAGTGCAAAGCTCATGATGTTCCTCTAAATGTAGCTGTACCGCTTGCTAGCGATGCCAGTTACGAGGGTTATGTTGCGGATGTAAGGCTGAAGCTTGAGATAGCAGAGCGTCAATATTTGCAAGTTGACCCCCTGTTAAATCAAAGTTGAACTGTAAAGTCGGTAAAGAAAGGCCGACATTTGCAGAACGATTTACAGCCTTCTTTGTTAAACGGTGGAAATTTCGACCCTTTCCATAATCCAGCAGTTGCCATGTACCGGGAGGAGTCACAGGTGCTTTCGGAACCAGAACGAATTGGCCGTATTTAACGACCTCAACGATCTGAGTCCTATTCACCCATGCCAAATCACGTTCCACGGTTACAGCTGAATTTAGGATATCACCAATATTGGTGAAGTAGTCGGCGAGAAAGCTCCACGGGAGTAATTCCCAAGCGGCAGGAATAAAGTTCTGAGGCTCAAAGCCGAAGAGGTCTTCATTCTGCCATTGTGAAGCATTCGTACGCTTAACAACCGCGCCTTTATAACGAATGGTCTGCCTCTCGATAAAAGAAGAGGCAACAGTATGGTAGTAATTACCGCTATTATACTGTGCGACAAAACCAGGCCAAAAAACTGAACTATGGCTTTTGGTTGTGTCATACCATTTCTTGGCACTCGCGGAGATTTGATAAGTCTTCACGGGCTTGACAAGTCTCCTGTACGCTTTGACGGCATCTTTGACGTCATTGAGTAAAGGATTCCAGCCAAACGATTGTTCAAGCCAAGCCGACCCGATGTCATTTAGCCACTTCTTTGGATTGGCACGCTTTCTTTTACGTAGCGTGTCAAGAAAATCCTTGGAAAGTGACCTTATGCCAACGAGCGGATTGCGCAGCATGTGCAGCGTCTCAGCAAGTTCTCCAGCAAAGATATACCCTTCAAACTGGGTATTGATTGCACGGAGCTTCTTGTAGAAGGCTGCACGCGCTAAATTGTCGACAAAGGTGATCGAGACAGTTGAATCGAAATTAGACGTAGTTAAGACGGGAGCATTCTGATTGTTACGTATAAACGTATCAAACTGATTCTCACGTCGAAAATACGCAGGCGGATTAGCCGAATCATGCCAAAGGCAGAAATCACGGCTAACAGATGTACGTGAATAGTCAAGAGTGCAATACACTGCAGACATATCAGTGGTTGCATTCCCACCCTGTTCGATGATCGTACGCCACTTAGGCAGAGAGACACCAGTACGAGTGCGAGGTACTGTGTAACCTCCAACAACATCAGAGGTCCACGGAGTATTCGAACCCGGAGCGATGTCTAATCTGAATGAGCGGCTTTGACCATCGGCAGGGAAGACTATAGAATTGTCTTTTGTAATAGACAACGTACACCGCCTAATTCAACGACTTAATCAACTTTTTAGTTCCGTTCACCACGGAACCGACTACACCTTCGGCGTCAGCTGCAGCAATAGCTGCATCAGCCGCCTGCTGTCTCGCAACGAGAACAGTATTAACGCGGCTATCCACAAGGGACGAAACGCCACTTACAACAGCTGCGCCACCGCCAAAAAACGTAACAATGGCGGCGCACATTACCATTGTATTGGCGAAACGTTCTTTCATAGATAGCTCCTCGTTAATGTGTAGGTCGATAGCACGACGTGGACATCATGCAGTTTTCGCAAAGGAGGCGTTGACCTTTCGGAACAACGCTCACCAAGGCAAAAACTTCACTATCAAGCTTGCGCTTGAGCTCCTCTCTAGCGAGAAAGATTAATCTCTCATCAGAGTAGGAGTCGATGCCCATACCGTATAAACTAACCGTAACAATGGGGCCTGATGCTGTAGGCATATAAACGTGTGCAACATTTGTAAAACGCTGCACGCTAATGTACGCTTCTGGCATCTTGTGGCTCCTTGGTTAGTGGAAGAACGAGTGCTTACAGGTTGCAAAGCCTGAAAGCCGAGTAGAATACCCGTAGAGTTTACTCTACCAAGAGGGGCCGCAAGGC